TCAACCTTATGTTCCCAGGTCTCAACTGTTTTCTGGAAATCCTTCAGCACTGGATTTTCTATAGAATGCAGTGCAGTTAGAAATTCCAAACGAAAAACATCCACTTTCAATTTGGCGGGCTTAACAGCCTTCCATAAGACAGTTGATGGCATAATATCCTCTAATATATATATACCTCTCGCGGTATGTATTGTTAAAGGATACGCATATTAAGTTTTCGGCAAGCTCCTAGTAGTCTAATGTAATTCTCTACCCCCACCAATTCTCGAATATCTAACATAGCTGAAAATTCATCAGCATCTGGATCTGGTAGCACTGAGTATGAACTGTAACGTGTCCTCAGGTATATCATAGAGGATTGATAAATTACAGATGCTTTTTTCCGTTCTATATTGCATCCCTCCACTATTTCCAATATGATGGCACGACTAGATTCTCCATTCACCAATCCGCTATGAACAAAATTGCTGGCAAAATCTATACACCATACATCAATAGATGGAAATCGTATCCTATTCCTTATCACCAAATCCTGAAGTATTTCAGATTCATCATATCTATCTGAACAACTTTCAGTCCTAGTTTCTAAATCCTCGCAGTCATGTTTCCAGGCTCTGATATTATAAGTAACGCAGCAGTTATGTATTACTGCTGCGAAATAGTTGTAAAGACTGGAAATGTTATGATCAAAATGGGGCATAGCATAGATAATTCTAGCTCTGGCCTCCTGTATCATATCATCTCTATCAACAGGATTATAGCCAGAGACAACAGCCTCTATCAAACTATTGCTCTTTTCCAATATCTTAACTAATATCTCTTGCGATCTGGTTTGTTGCCAATCCAGTACAAGAGCGGTGACTTCCGCACAGGCGAATATCATTTTTCATGCTCTATAACTTCGTACATCATATCAATATTAAGTTTCTCTTTTAACAACTTAAATGTCTCTATAATACTATCAAAACAAGTCAAACATAAATCTATTACTATAGGATTTGCTGCAAGTTTGATATGATGAGGATAGCCTAATGGAATATCCCAATTACAATTATCACATTTATAATACATAACAATTCTTTCTTCTTTCATGTGAATTTCCTATATCCGTACTCTGCGATGCAGCACGCATCAGCAATCCCATCGTGCGGTTTTCTATGACCTATCGGAATAAGATTTACACTGGGATATACTCTCATGCAATAATCTATTGAAGCCGATTTATCTTTAGTAGTACCTGCTAATATTTCCTTTTTCCATGCTTGCGGAGTAACCAATCTTAGGGGTATTCCCAGTGTAATAACTATACCTTGTATCATTCCATAACCTACTCCGAAATGGAACATTCCTGTAACACCCTGTCCGGGCATTGCGCTAATCTTCTCCATTATTACAAAATCTGCAACGTGTATAACATCCCTAATCGCTTTGGCATCTAAACCCTTTTCTGTAACTGGCATAGGCAATGCGCATGTCACATCCCCATCTCGTATAATTGCTATCCCACCAGTTTGTCCTGGATCAATACCTATAACTATCATGCAGCCTCTCTTTTTACAACCAGTGGATAACGATATCCATTATCCACAATATCTGGCCTTTGTAGTTTCCTAAGATTATGTATAAAATTCCCATCTGCCAGAGTTACAAACGCGTTCTTGTATAGATAATCTATAAACTTATCATCATCCAAACGTTTATATTCCTTAACCGCTTTCTCTATTGTCTGTCTTGCGCCAACCCTATCTGCATATAAAGCAGTTATCTTTATATTTTTTACTAATCTATCCCAACCAAACGATACTATAGCATTAGAAATCCTATCAGATGGTTTACCTCTAGGACTTTTACCCCTAGCCGCATTATAGATAGTACATAAATCTCCATATTCCTGTATCAACTTCGTAGCAGTTTTCTCTCCTATCCCTATCACACCGGCTATATTATCAGAACTATCGCCCTGTATAGCTCTCCAATCCACAATGTCCTGCATCTTTATACCAAACTCTTCTTCGATAATTTCTGGCGTATATAGCAAATCCTTAGTAGGATTATAGATGGATATTCTATTAGTGGCGCATTGTAACAAATCCCTATCCGTAGTAATAATGATAATCTCATCATCCAACATCCTAGAAGCATGATACATAAAATCATCTGCTTCTGCACCTTTTTTATATACATTCACCATTCCGGATAGTGGGATAACAATATGCTGTAACTCCCTCATCTGCCTTAGAAAATCCTCATAAGCATCCGGATCCTCATCCTTATGCCTGTTAGCCTTATACTCTGGAACGGCTTGCCTACGAAATTCGGGTATACCCCCATCCCAACAGATAACCACTGATGACGGTTGCCATTTGGCAATATAACTACTCATCATCTTTAGAAATCCAAACGTAACAGAAGTATCTACTCCTCTATTGGATAGACTGTATGCATATCTAGCACGGTATGCAGCGTTATTTCCATCCACGATTATGCAGATCATTCTTCCTCTTCTACTATAGCATCCTCTGTTCCATAGGAAGAATCAGAATACACCATCTTCTCTATAGTAGCATAATTATCTTCATAAAAAGTTGGCCATTCAGATGACTTCACTTTAATATCCTCCCCATCAATAGCAATTGTATATTCCCTTGCGCCTTTAGGACATACCATCAAATCATGCGCCTTTAGATAATTCAGTGTAGCTCTGGCATCATCTATCCCATGCCCAAAATAGATTGGTAATATTGTTTCTTGGAATGGGGGCGCTAATTTATTCTTGACTACTACAGCTTTAGTGCTGATTCCTATAACCTTCTTATTAGCAGTCGTTATCTTACCCGCTTTGAATAATTGTACCCGTATACTGGCATGAAATTTTACAGCCATACCACCAAACGTAGTTTCTTTTGGCCCATACATTACTCCAATATTCTGTCGTATCTGATTCAATAATACCATACAAACTTTATCGTTTGCTATTGCGCGTGTTATTTTACGTAATCCCTGAGATATCAACTTCGCCTGACTGGGATAACCTAATTTCCCATATTCATTTTCCATTTCCTGAAGTGACGAAGTAGCGGCTATAGAATCCCATATCAATACCAATACAGTTTCAGGACTTCTTTCGCGCTTGGATTCTATAATGGCATCAAAGAATTTGAAAACTTCTTCCACTGTATCTGGGGAAGCATAGATTAACTCTTCAATGTTTACCCCAACCTCTTCCATCATATCCTTAGAAACAGCCGTTTCAGTATCGGCATAAGCTACAATATGCCCATCCTGCTGTGCTACAGATGCTATCTGCTCAGCTATAAGGCTCTTACCTGTAGATTCATCACCGTAAATTTCCATTACTCTCCCGACAGGTATACCCTTACCGCATATCCTATCCAACGCAAGGCAACCTGTAGATATCCATTCCGATACTGTACAAGGACTGGTATCCTCGGATAGCAATGTAACATCAATCTTCTTTTTACGTATATCAGATAGGATATCACTAATGGTCATAACTTCTCCAATAATATGAGAGCAATAGTTAAAACTGAAAGTGATATGGATAATAGAAATGCTATTTTTGCATCTTCTACTTTATTCGATCTCCAATCGAAAATCCCAGTAATTCCCATTCCTATAGCAACACCCAGGACAATATATATAGTTGTCATACCTCACTCATTATATCTTTCGCCGCTTTAATTAAATTTGCCTTTTTACTTCCTGATATATCGTTATGTTCAAAATAAGCATCCAATAACTCTATCTGTGTCATAGATGCCACAGGAACATCCAACCGCATAGTATGCTCTCCAACAATACGCTTTATTTGTATACTGTGTATGGCCCATACTCTAGCTTTTGTCAGGGCATCATAGATATCCTGTTGCCTAATCCTATCAGCATCTTCATCTTTTATATCTATGATAATCCTAACAATATGCGCCATCAGACCTGTATTTTCTATCTTTTTCAATATCTTTTCTGTAGGACGCTTTACCCCACCTGTAAAATCAAATCTTAGGGTTTTGTATGGTCTGGCATCAACTTCTACAAATTCATAACATACCTCATCAGTGCCTTTTATTTCTACCCATACAAAACCCTTATCATCATTCTCCTCTCCAAAATCTACGCGCTCCAGGCTTCCAGAATAAACTACTGGAACAATATCAATCCCGTTATTAGTCAAATCTTGATGCATATGCAGATGTCCTAATGCTACATAATTCCAGGGCGATAGTAAATCACCTAACTCCACTTCTGCATCCCAACCTATGATATGAGGTCTTTCGCTTCCATAAATAGCATTTGAAACCGAGAAGTGTCCTAATAACAGTGAAGGAATATCTCTGTCTATCCCCTCTCCTAATTCTTTTAGTTTTTTGGAAATCTTTTTCTTCCATAATAATTTCACTCCATCAGAAGATAGTTTAGCAGTTTCCTTAGCTGATAACCACTGAGACTTTATAGGGTATGGAAATGTAGTAACCTGTATATTCCCCCGCTTAGTTTCTATCATTAACGTTTCTGGTTGCCAACCTACATAAACATTTGGAACCTGCAACGTAGCATAAATATCTACAGCAGATGCTTTCTCTATCACTCCCGGCATATCGTGATTTCCAACCAATAAAACGAGAGGGCAGTGATTTGCTAATCTCACTATCCTCTCTCCAAATTCTCGTTGATACGTAGGTTCTGGATTATGTTTATTGAAAGCGTCTCCAGCAAATACTACTAAATCAGCATCATTCCTCTCCGCATACTCCACTAATGCATCAAGGCAATCCA